AGTGCATCGGTGGACTGGGGCACGAAAGACCGGAAGGGCCGCGAAGTCCGCGTCGCTCTGGAACTGGAGAGCTTCACCGATCTGACAGTTGGCGATGCCGGTCTGCTCGGCGCAATCGAGCGCCGCGTGCTCGATCTGCCGCCGTTCCAGCAGGGCTTCGAAGTCGCCTCGATTCGCTTCCTGCGCTCGCGCAGTGAAGCGCGCGCCGACAACCGCCGCGGCGCTTTGCTCGAATACCGCTTCCGTATTCTCGAACCGAATTAGGAGTTAGCCCCATGCCCGCACAATCCGGCGCCGCCTTCCTGCTCAAAATCGCCGACGGGGCCACGCCCCCGGCCTATCAGACCATCGCTGGCCTGCGCACCACGCAGATGTCGATCAATGGCGACACGGTGGTCGTCACGCACAAGCAATCGGGCGGATGGCGCGATCTGCTGTCTGGGGCGGGCACCCGCTCGGTCTCGGTCAGTGCGGCGGGCATCTTCCTTGGTAGCACCGCCGAGAGCACGGTACGCGCCCATGCACTGGCCGGAACGCATGATGATTACGAGCTGTCGTTCGAGGACGGCGAAAAACTGCGGGGCCGGTTTATCGTGCAGCGGCTCGATTATGCCGGAGATTTCAATGGGGAGCGTAGTTATACGCTCCAGCTTGAAAGTTCCGGCCCCGTGGTGCCGGCATGACCGCCGTTGCCAACCCTTTGCGCGGGGAATGTGCGCTTGCCGTCAACGGCCTGAACTATGTTCTGCGGCCCAGTTTTGAAAATCTGGTGCTGGCCGAGGCCGAACTAGGCTCGCTGTTCGCACTGGTTGAGCGTGCTGCGGGCGGTGCACTCACACTCACCGAAATGACCGCATTGCTATGGCACTGCCTGCCCATCGAAACCCGCCCAGAACGCGTTGCAGTCGGGCAAGCGGTGCTGGCGATGGGTATGGTCAGCGCGACGGGTCCCGTACGCGCCGTTTTGGCACAGGTGCTCAAGGGCGAGGCATGACCAAAACCTTCGGGCAGGCCGCCGTCTGCTGGTGCGCGCTCGCCGCACGTCTACTTGGCTGGCGGCCCGCCGAATTCTGGGGCGCCACGCCAGCCGAGCTGGCGATGGCCCTGGCCGCCCCTGATGATGGCCGCGCCCTTTCCCCCCCTGATCGCGAGATGATCGCCCGCATGATGGAGCGCGATGCTGATGACTGACAATTTCGATGAACTGGTGATCGATGTGCGCGCCAGCACGGATGGCTTTGCCGCCGATGTCGAAGCGATGCGCCGCACGCTCGATGGCGGACTGCTCGACGGTTTCAGCCGTGCGGGGAATGTTCTGGAACGCGGGTTGCTGGGAGCCTTGCGACGCGGCAGTCTCGGTTTCGATGATCTCAAGCGGGTCGCTTTCAGCGCGCTGTCCGAAATCGCGGGCTATGCGGTGCAATCAGGGATCGGCAGCCTTTTTGGCGGGGCAGGAAGCGGCAATGGCGGTCTCGGAAGCCTGATCGGCAACTCGCTCAGCGCACTGCTTGGCTTGCCGGGCCGGGCCACCGGCGGGCCGGTCGCGCCGGGGCGCGCCTATCTGGTCGGTGAACGCGGCCCGGAGGTGTTCGTGCCGACCGCCGCCGGAAGGGTCGAGACCGGAATGGCTCCGCCGGGGCGCGATGTGCGCGTGGCGATCCAGGTCGCTGTACCGCGCGGACAGGCTGCGCCCACCGCAATGCAGCGTTCGTCGCGCCAGATCGCCAGCGCCGTTCGCCGCGCCTTGCAACAATCCTGAGCGGAAGGAACACCCGATGGCATTCTGGCTCGCCCGCGAACGCCGCGCGCAGGAAAGCACCTTCATGCAGCGCTTCGACCCGCGCTTCTGGGCCATCAATTTCCCCCGCCCCGCCATGGCTGCGGTGGTGACGACTGGCCCGGACAGTTTGCGGGTCGATGTCGAGCTGCACCTTGCGGGCGAATTGGTGGGCCTGATCTGGGAAAGCGCCGACACGCTCGATCACCCTCTGCTCGCCTACCAGACCGACCGCGATTACGCCCACACGTCGCTGCGGTTCCGCTGGCAATCCGATGGCGTGGTCGCCCTCGATCAACCCAATGGGCCGACCCTGACCATCGAAGGGCGGGACGCCGCGGGCACGCCGCGCACCTGGTATGTCCGGCTCTGGAACTATGCGCAGGGCACGCCCACCGATGCGCGCATCATACTGCCCTTTTCGGCGCTGGAGAGCGGCTACGGCCTGCCCGGAGAGCCGATCCATCCGGGCGACATCGACCGTATGTTCATTTCGCTGGTTGCGCCCGGACACATCCCCGGCAGCACCACGCCCCTGCCTGCGCGGTTCAACGGTTCCGTCCTCATGTCCGAGATTGTCGCTGATGGCGCACGGGCGATGCTGGAATTGGGCGATGTACTGGTCCCCCCGCATGGCGAACGCATGGCGACCGCCTATGACGATGCCTATAACCAGACCCCTGCGCGGCTGCTGCGCGCCATCACCGGGCTCGGTTACCGAGAGGATATTGTCCACTATGTCGGCATGAGCCATTTCATGCGGCTCGCAAGGCAGCCCGACGGCAGCCTCAAGGCCGCCCCCGGTGGCGCGCTGTGCGATCCGGCAGAGGTTTGGCACCGCAGCCTCTTCGGTCTGGCGCAGGCAGCGGGGTTCGAAGTGATCGCCTCGCTTTCCTATGAACTGTTCGACGCTTACTGCCCTGAAAGCTGGAAACAGCGCACGGCCGGCGGGGCGCCCGCGCTGACGGGGTGGGTTCCCCCGTCGACCCTGCTGTCTCCTGCCAACAGCGAGGCGATGGGCTGGCTGGCCGATATTGCCCGGTCCTTTGTCGCGCTGCTAAAAAACGCCGACCTCCCCGTCCGTTTCCAGATCGGCGAGCCGTGGTGGTGGGTGACGCCTTCACGCGAGATTTGCCTGTATGATGATGCGGCAAGCGCTGCGTTCGGCGGAGACCCGCCCGTCATCGCCAATATCGCCGCGCCGCTGGGTGAAGCGGAAACGGCGCTGCTCGATGCGGCAGGCGCTCTCCTCGCGCAGTCGACCGGCGCGCTCACTGCGGCGGTCCGCGCAGCGGCACAAGGCACAGCCGAAGTGCTGCTGCTCGCCTTCACGCCGACGGTCCTCGATCCCGCGACGCCCGAACAGTATCGCGCCAATCTGCCCGCAGGCTGGGCCGCACCGGCTTTCGACCGGCTCCAGTTGGAAGATTACGACTGGCTCACCGCCGGCGCGGATGCCGCCCGGCGTGCCGCCTATGCTCTGGTCAATGACCGGCTTGGCTACGCTCTGGCTGATCAGGACTATCTGGCGGGCTTCGTGCTCGATCCTGCCGATGCCGAGCTGTTCTGGGCGCGCATCGACGGCGGGCTGGACGAAGCGGCCACACGCGGCATCGCGCGCCGGTATGTCTGGGCGCTGCCACAGGTCAACCGCGACGGCTACACCCGCCTCGCCCCTCCGCCGGAGCAAGCCATGAACCCTTTCGACGACGTGCCCTACCCCTTTGCTTTGGGGCGCAGCGCCTCGGTCGCACCAGAGTTTTCGACCTCGATCGCTGTCACAGCGTCGGGGCATGAGCGGCGCAATTCGCTGTGGTCAGACGCGCGCCTCCATTTCGATGTCGGGCCGGGCATCCGTTCCGAAAGCGAATTGTCTGAATTGATCGCCTTCTTCCGCGCTCGCCGCGGGCCGGCGCGCGGCTTCCGGATTATGGACCCCTTCGACAACAGCTCGAACGCAATGACCAGTGCACCGACCATGCTTGATCAGGTGATCGGCGTCGGTGACGGCGTGCGCGCCGATTTCCAGCTGGTGAAGTCCTATGGCGGCACCGAACCGCAGGTACGCCCGATAACCCGCCCCCGCGCCGATACGCTGTTGGTCAGCATCGGCGGAACGGCAAGCACCGCCTGGGCGCTAGGCGAAAAGGGTGTGCTGCGGTTCCTTGCCGCCCCGCCCGAAGGGGCCGAGGTTCGCGCAGGTTTCCGCTTCGACGTGCCGGTGCGCTTTGCCGAAGACCGCCTCGATGTTGCAGCCGTCAATTTCGCAGCTGGGGAAGCCCCCTCCGTGCCGCTGATCGAGATCCGGGAGACAACCTGATGCGGGTATTCTTCGACCGCGAGCTGGATACTGTCGCGACGTTCTGGCGGATCTACCGCCGCGACGGGGCGGCGCTCGCCTTCACCAGCCATGACCGCGACCTCAGCTTCGGCGGCATTCGGCACCTGGCCGCTCCTGGCATGATCCCGGCCGCGATCCGTCTGACATCCGAGCTCAGCAACGACAGCGCAGAGGTCCAAGGTGCACTCCACCATGATTCCATCCGCGAGGCGGATCTCGCAGCCGGGCTATACGATGAAGCTGCTATCGACATCGGCGCAGTCGACTGGGCGAGCCTCGATCACCACACACTTTACACCGGCCAGATCGGACGGATCGAGGATGACAGTACCCAGTTCGCCGCCGAATTGCGTTCAACCAAAAGCCTGCTCGAACAAGACATGGTACCGCGCACCAGCCCAACGTGTCGGGCCGAATTTTGCGGACGCGGGTGCGGTCTTTCCGCGGCACGTTTCACCGCCGTTCACACGCTTGCCGCGATCGATCTTGAGGGCAACCGAACCCGGTTCACCGGCCTTGATGGGGAGTCCTACCTTGATGGGCGACTGCGCCTCATGGCCGGGCCACAGACGGGCGTTGCCTTCGGAATCGTCGACGCCCAAGGCGACTGGCTTGTGCTTGATCGGCCGCTGGTCACCGGCACAGCAATCGGCACCCGGGCTGAACTTCGCGCGGGCTGCGACCATACCATCGCGACTTGCTCCAGCCGGTTCGGCAATGCCATCAATTTCCGGGGCGAGCCGTTCCTTCCGGGCAATGATCTGCTTGCGCGTTACGGCCAGTCATGACGGCAACGGGTGAAACGCTCGCCGAGGCTGCGCGGGCGCTGATTGGTTGCCCATTCCGGCTTCACGGGCGCGATCCTGCCACAGGCCTCGATTGCGTGGGCCTCGTGTCGGCCGTGCTCCAGGCAAACGGCGCACGACCTGCCCCGCCCAGCGGCTATGCCTTGCGGAATCTCGACATCGCTCAGTGGCTTCCATCAGCGCGGGAATCCGGCTTGGTGCTGTCGATCGGACCGATCCGTGCCGGCGACGTGCTGCTGATCGCACTCGGACATTACCAGCACCACCTCGCGATTGCCGCCGATCCGCTTTGTGTCGTCCACGCTCATGCTGGCCTCCGGCGGGTCGTGCTTCAGCCGCGCGATCCCGCATGGCAGATCGATGTCAAGTGGCGGCACGAGACACAGACAGAAGGTTGATCCCATGGCGACTCTTGTTCTCACGGCGCTCGGTTCAGCGATCGGCGGACCGATCGGCGGTGCGATTGGCGGGTTAATCGGCCAGCAAATCGATACGCGCATATTCACACCGGGCGGACGGGAAGGCCCGCGGCTGCGTGAATTGGCGATCAGCACCTCAAGCTATGGCCAGCCGATCCCACGCCAGTTCGGGCGGATGCGGGTACCAGGCACGGTTATCTGGTCGACCGATCTTGTTGAAAGCAAGCGTAAGGAAAAAGGACGAAAGGGGCAGCCCTCAACCACGGTCTTTTCCTATTCCGCCTCATTCGCAGTGGCGGTGTCAAGCACGCCGATCGCCCGGGTCGGTCGGATTTGGGCCGATGGCAACCTCTTGCGCGGGGCACAGGACGATCTCAAGGTCGGCGGCGCTCTGCGTGTGTATCGCGGGTTCGGGGATGAGCCCGTCGACCCGCTAATCGGCGCAGCCAAAGGCAACAACGCGCCCGCTTTTCGCGACTGTGCCTATGTCGTGTTCGAGGATCTCGAACTGGGCGATTACGGCAATCGCATTCCGGCGCTCAGCTTTGAGATCTTTGCGGACGCAGGAGATGAGAGCGTATCGCTCGCGCAAATCGTGCCCGATGCGTTCCCGGTGGCGAACGCGACGCCGCTTGACCATGCTCGCGGCTTTGCGGATGAGGGCGGCCCGCTGGCGTCGACGCTTGCCGCGATTGAGCAGGTGATCCCGCTTGTCTGCATGTCGGGAAGAGACGGCCTCTCCATCGCCACCCGAGACAAAGCCGGCGAGTCCACCCTGACTCTTCCGAACGCGCTTGCACTGGAGGATCGCGCGCAGGATGATTCGCGAAACAGGCAACGGGCAGGGCTGCCCGCGCGTTCGCCTGCCGCGCTTCGTTATTATGACGAGGACCGCGATTATCAGACAGGGGTGCAGCGGGCTGCCGGGGCGCGGCAGGCCGGTCGCGAATTGATGGTTGACCTACCCGCCACCATGACCGCCAGCGGTGCGCGGCAACTTGCCAATGACAGCGCCAACCGGGCGCGCTGGCAACACGAAACCGTTACCTGGCGGATAGGGGAACTCGACCCACGTCTTACACCGGGCAGCATCGTGCGACTTCCCGGTGCCCCGGGCAACTGGTTGCTGCGCAGCTGGGAGTGGCTGGATCGCGGCATCGTGCTTGAACTGGAACGTCTGCCACCTGCTGGCAGCACGCCGCGTCAGAGTGATCCGGGCAAAAACAATGCCCCGGTTGATCTTGTGATCCCGCCGACGCGGCTAGCGTTAACTGAATTGCCGCCCGACGAGAGCGCCAATCTCGTCAATCCTCTGATTTTTGCAGCTGCGACGGCAACGAACAGTGGCTGGCGTGGCGCTGCGCTCTTCGCGGTTCAGGGCACCGCGCTTGTTGATCTCGGTTCGACCGGAACCCAGCGCGCCGTGATGGGAACGCTCGGCGCGCCCTTGGCCCCAGCTTCTGGCCTACTGTTTGAGCCAGCGGCGACGGCAATGATCGATGTGTTTGCGCAGGATCTTGGTTTCAGTGACACCGATATTTCCGGCATCGCCAACGGATCAAACCGCGTGTTGATCGGGGGCGAGCTTTTGCAGTTTCTGCATGCCGAGCCTCTGGGAAGCGGACGCTGGCGGCTTACCGGGCTGTTGCGAGCACGCGGCGGGACAGAACCCGAAGCTGCCCGTGGCCACCCTGCTCAAACCCCAGTGATCCTTATCGACGACCGCCTGATTGCGCTGGACGCTCAGCTCATTTCGCCGGTTGCAAGCTCCCGCATTGCCGGGATCGGAACTGGCGATGCAGAAACCGTTATCGCATCGCTTGCCAACCCCGGTCTTTCACGGCGCCCGCCTTGCCCGGTTCACGCGCGGCAACGGTTGGAGGCCGATCAGGCAGTTCGTTATTGTTGGACCCGGCGCGGACGAGGCCAGTGGCGATGGAGCGATAGCGTTGAGGTCCCGCTTGTCGAAGAGCGCGAAGCCTATCTTGTGGGTTATGGGCCGACAGAAGCGCCCGTGGTCGCTTGGCAGCGCGACAGTGCGTGGTTGAGCCTTAGCCTGTCGGAACGCCGGGAACTTGTCG